TTTAAGTATGCAAACGCAAGATAGGAGACAGTAATGGTTTGGAAATATGGAGATGTACAACTTAAAGCAGGTAGGAGTTGGACAGACAAAGATGGAACAAAGCATCCTAACAACTGGATGATATGGGATGACTACTTTAAAACCACTATGGGTCTCAAGTGGGAAGATGACCCTGTTACCTATGATAATACATTCTATGATTCAGCAGGTAAAGCAAAAGACTTGACTGAACTCAAGGCTACTTGGAAGGCTAACATGAAGGCAAATGCTAATCATATCTTAGCTAGAACAGATTGGTATGTAACACGTAAGGCAGAACTAGGCACAGCAATACCTGATTCTATAAGCAAGTATCGTGCATCAGTTAAGACTGCTGTAGAGACAATGGAAACAGAGATAGATAAGGCTTCAGACTTAGATGCTTTCATGGCATTGTTTGTAGGCGAAGATGGTGCTACACCTGTGATGAACAACTTTCCTGAAGAGAGCTAATATGGAAATAGACGCAATGTTATTTTGGAATATCATTTTAACTATGGTTGTGTTACCATTCGGTTGGGCATTTAATAAGATGTTTCAAGAGGTAAAACGCATACAAATACTCTTGAACAAAACACGAGAAGAGTATGCACGTAAAGATGACGTTAAAGATGATATGCATGAGTTAATGGATGCAATCAGAAGATTAGAAGACAAGTTAGATAAAGTATTGATTGGAAATAAATAATGGCAATGTTCAAAGGCTTTAAGCCACAGGGATTACAGAAGATAGCCACACGTATGGGTTATGCAGGTAGTATGGAAAACTTTGATGATTACCTAAAGCAGAATCCTGACAAAGAACGTGAGATGATTGTATTTAGAGCTAAAGCACAAGAGATGGCTCGTGGTGGTGTTGTTAAACTGCAAACAGGTGGTGCTCCAACACAGTCTACCCCTTCTACTACACCTATACAACAAGCCTATGTACCCACATTAGGTGAAGCACAAGGTCAAGTACCTGCCTATGGCACAGCAGGTGACCCAAAGAAAATAGGAGAAGTTTCTACTAACTTAGCACAGACAGGTGCAATACCTGTAGGTGCTGTAACACAACCTGAACTAACACCTGTAATGCAAGAACAAATTATTAACCCTACTACAGGACAGCTAACTAGCACTCCTGTAGCACCTACCTATGGTGCAGATACAGCACAGGCAAGTGCTCCAACAACTGTTACCTCAACATCTATGGATGCAGCTCAAGCTAGTCCTCAAGTACAAAATGCACTACAGGCTAATCAGGCTGCTCAGACAGATGCATCAGACACTAAAGCACAGGTTGTAGCAGCTCAACAGACAGCTACAAGTGTAGCCAATGTAACTGCCGCACAGGGTAGTGCAATCACATTAAACAATCCTTCTACTAGACAGATACAGACAGGTGAGTTAATTGATGGTGTAGCTGATGCAGAAAAAGCAAAAGCATTTACTGAACAGGTACAGGCATCTACAGCAACTCCTAGTGAACAAGCAACTGTAGCAGGACAACTAGCAAGTTTAACTGCTAACTTTGATGCGACCAATCCACCTGCATGGGCATCAGGAGCACTTAGAGGTGTTCAGGCTATGATGCAACAAAGAGGTATAGGTGCATCTAGCATGGCAGGACAGGCAATGGTTCAGGCAGCATTAGAGTCTGCACTACCTATAGCCAATGCAGATGCTCAGACAGTAAGAACATTTGAATTACAGAATTTATCTAACAGACAACAAAGAGCCATGTTGGCTGCTCAACAACGTGCTACATTCTTAGGTTTAGAGTTTGACCAAGACTTTCAGGCAAGAGTACAAAACTCTGCTAAGATAGCTGATATAGCTAATAGAAACTTTACTGCTGAACAGGCTATAGCATTAGAGAATAGTAGAACAGCTAATACAGTTAACTTAAATAACTTAACTAACAGGCAAGGTGTAGTCATGGCTGAAGCATCAGCACTTGCACAGATGGATAGTGCTAACTTAAATGCTAGACAACAGAGTGCAGTACAAAATGCTAACAACTTCTTGCAGTTAGATATGGCTAATTTGACTAATGAACAACAAACACAGCTATTTAATGCACAGTCTATTAATCAATCTTTGTTAACAGACCAAGCTGCCACAAATGCAGCAAGACAATTCAATGCTACATCAGATAATCAAACAAATCAATTTATGGCTAACTTGTCAAATCAAGTATCTCAGTTTAACTCTACACAAGCCAATGCACAAAATCAATTTAATGCAGGTGAGTTAAATACTCTCTCAAGGTTTAATGCAGAAGTAGCTAATCAACGTGACCAATTTAATGCACAGAATCAATTAGCTATTGCACAGAACAACGCAGTATGGAGAAGAGAGATTGCTACAGCAGATACTACTGCAATTAATCGTGCTAATGAATTAAATGCTAAAGCAGTGTTAGATGTATCCAATACACAATATAATAACTTATGGACACAGTATGCTGACACTATTGAGTGGGCATGGAAAAGTGCTGAAAGTGAAATGGACAGGATTAATGCGTTAGCAGTTGCAGAAGTTAGTAAAGAAGCACAAGAGTTTTCAGCTAATGCTACTAAAGCTGCGGCAGGTAAATCTGCTCTAGGTACTATGATTGGTACTCTAGGTGGATTGGCAATGAAATTTGGGTAAAGGATAAGATATGATTAGTAATCCAGCAAAAGCAGTTTATATGAAGTTTGATTTAGCTGCACAACTTATGGCTAGAGATAAAAGTGAAAACACTAAAGATGATAAGTTAAGTGGTGGTTTATTGCGAAGAATGAATATGTCTAAGCCTAATGGTAGTGACACAAAAGAAAATGAACCACTTGATATAGCGATGAAATATTTTATGGCTATAAGAAAAGAAAGAAATGCACTAAAAAATAAACAGGATAAATAATATGTACGAAAATAGAAATGAACCTGCGTTTGATGCACCTATTCCCGGAATGTCTATGACACATGAAGTAGGTGGTAGACCTTGGCAACAACCTGCTCAATATTCCACTATAGAAGAAGTTGCTCAATTTTATATTGGTCAAATGCAAAATGATTCTTTTGCTGAACAAACTGCTAATTTACTAGAAACTAAAATGCCTGTTACTATGATAGCAAATGCTATGCAAACATCTAACATTATGAATGGTGTACATAATATTGATGTAGGTATATTAGCACTTCCAATTATAATGGAAATGCTTATGCTAATAGGAGATAGCACAGGTATAGATTACGTAATAGGCACAGAAAGAAACTTAGATGAGGAAGTAAAAGACTCTGCTATGGCATTGGCTGTATCACGCATAGAAGATAATAAAACATCTAAACAAGATGATGAGGATGAAGAAATTGAAGAAGGTGTTGAAGAGCCTATGCAAGAAATGCAAGAGGATATGCCAACAGGATTAATGGCTAGGAGAAATTAATGGCTAAGAATGATGTTAAAGTAAAAAGTATAACAGGTGATTCTCTAGTTGTAGAACCCACAAAAGTAGACAGAACTTCTACATATATGAAGTTAGCAGGTTTAGCTTTAGGTTCATATTTCTTAGCTAAAGAAGACCCTTACGTATTAGACGGATTATCTAAAGAACTTAGAAGACAAGAAGAAGCAGCAGATGTTACAGAAAATGAATTTGTAAAAGGTGCAGCTAGTAGTGTTAGTGAAGTGTTAGCTAAAAATGCACTAGCTAGAGAAAAAAGAGTTAATACTAACTTAGAAACTATTGATGTTTTAGTAGGTTATGAAATGGACCCCCTTCTTGCGGCTAAAGCAACTGAATTAAATATGGGTGGAGAATTACAAGCACTAAGAAAAAAGTTTCCTAATATTAATTTAAACAAAGTGTTTAAACAAATAAATGGTTTAAATTTACCGGGTTACACAAATAAAGATTTAGCAAAAATTCTTGTTGGGCAACCCACTAAATTAAATATGGATTTTAAAACATTAGGTGGTCCTAAGAGAAACACATTTTTAAGTGGTTTTATGGGTCAAGATACATCAAGATTTGCACAAGATAAAGTAAAAAGAATTGTAGAATCTCAAAATGTACAACCTAAAGATGGTATAGATTATGAAGGCAGTAAAGCTATTTTACAGCAAGTAGAAAAAGGTGAGTATGGTAAACAAATATTAGCATTAGCTAGTACTAAAGATGAATCTCTTGTTGTAAAAAGAAGAGCTATCGCAGAGGACATAAAAGGATACATGGGAGTTGAGGTAGGTGTTGATAGTGTGACTGGTGGTTATACGTATACTAGTGGTTCTAAAGAAAACCAATTACTGTTTAGAAATGTTGCTAATGCATTAGAAAGTAAAATTACAGAAATATATAATGCTAATTTACAAGCTACAGAACCTGACCCAACTTTAACTACTACTAAGATAAGAAAGAATCTAGTAGACCAATTTACCGAAACTGTAGTTTTAGAAAAGTCTGACGGAAAAGGAGGAACAATAAGTGATGTTGTTGTTAGATTAAAACGTGAAGATAAAGCAGATGGTGTTTTAGGGGAATACACAGTTAATAAAGTTTTAGGTAAGAACCTTCTTCCTTCAAAGTGGAAACCTGCTGTGGGTGGCACAAGCAGTAATACAACTAGTGTTGTAACAAAGAGTGCACTTACTAAAGCAGATAAAATACTAGCATTACGAAAAGCTGCTGAGAAAAAAATAGCTACTATTAAAAAAAATAGTAACCTTATAAATGTAGACACTATAATTCAAAATATTAAGGATGAGTTAGCGAAAGACATAGCGAATGTTAAGTAGTCAACAAAAAGCATCATATAACTACATAGATTCTGATAACCAAAACAAAGAGGTTCTAACAGAAGATAATTCTTTTTTAGAAGATGCTAGAATTTTTTTAACTAATAGAGAAGGCTACTCTAAAGAAGAATTAGCTAACCCAAACGATGTGTATGATGCCTACATGGAACATTTTCGTTATCAAGATGTTAATGAAATTACTGCTTTACGTGATTTACAATATGCTCAAAACGCAAACGAAGAAGAAAAAGAAAGGTTTGCTAGGCTTACTATGTTGTATGACACAAAAGCAAGTGAAGGATTTTTTAATGCAGCAGGAGACTACATACAAGGTGTAGCATCTGCTCCTTCAACTTATTTAGGTATTGCTTCAGCAGGTGTGGGTAAGTTAGCTACAGTTGCAGGATTAAAAGCAGCCCAACTAGGATTAAAAAAGATACTTTATGGCAGTGTTAAGAAAAGTGTTTTAAGGGGTGCGACAGTAGAAGGAGCAGTGGGAGCAGTTCAAGGCACAGCACAGGAAATGGCTAAAGTTGAATCTGGTTATAAAGATGAGGTAAGTTATGGAAATATAGCATTAACCACAGGTATATCAGCAATTACAGGTGGTGCAATATCAGGATTTACAGGCACAGGACAAACATTTCAAGCATTAGGAGCAACTAAAAAATTAGATAAGTCACAAGTTGCGGCAGAAAAGATTGCAAAAAATGCAAATGTTAAAGCTAAAGTTGTGTTAGAAAAAGCAAGTGATAGTCAAAAAAAGTTTATAAGTGATAAGTTAAAGGCACTTGACCCTGAAAAAGTAGCTTTAGGTAAATCTTTAACTGACGATATTGCAAAACAAAAAGAACTAGGCACACTTAAAGCTGGATTGCCATTAGAATTATTTGAAAACATATCTGCTGCAGCTTTGGATATACAGGCAGAGTTAGGCAGAAGTGGATTAAAATTTAAAAAGGGTGACAGAATAACAACTGTTTTACAAAGAGCTATTGCTGATGGCGATATAAAAACTGATAAGATAAATAAAATATTGCAAGAGTATAATTTAACAGCAGACCAATTTTCTTTAGTATACAAAGCAGAATTATCTGAAGCAGGTAAAATATTAAATGTTCAAAGCCAATTAGTTAAAGCTATTGAAGGTTTGTCAGACGAAGGATTTTCTACTATGACAGGCAGAGAAGCTAAAGAAATGCTTGATGCAAACAAAGCAGGTAGCTATATGTTAAGTAAAAGGTTATGGCAAGATGTTGATAGGGTTAGACTAGGTTTTATGACATCTCAACCAGCAACTACAATGAGAAATAACTTTGCTGGTGGTTTTAGACTAGCAGTAGATATGACTACTCGTACTGTTGACAACATATTAAATCAGAAGTTGTTTGGTGGCACAAGAAATTTTAAAGATATTTTAGATGCTAAAGACTTAGCAATGTATGCATTTAATCCATATGAAGCTAGAGTAACACGAATACTATTAGAAAAAGGTATGCCTGATACAGCAAGAAAACTGTTTAGAGAAGCTGCTGATTTAGCTAGTACTACAGGTGGAGATTCTAGGTTAGCTAAACTTGGAACTAAAATTAATGTTCTTAATACAGCATCTGATAATTTTTTTAAACAAGTTATGTTGTCTGCATCTTTAAAAAGAAGATTAAAAGACCAAGGAAAAGATTTAGGAAAGATAATAGAGGAAGGTAAGTTTAACTTAATTGACAAGACTACTATAAACAAAGCCATAGATGATGCATTAGAATTTACATATCAGTCTGGTTTTTATGGAAAAAAAGATGAAAGTGGTTTATTAGCTAGAGGAACACAAGCATTTTTAAAGACTCACAGAGAAGTTCCATTTTTATTATCATCCGTAATACCATTTCCTAGATTTATAGCTAATCAATTAAAGTTTTTGTATGACCATGCTCCTGTTATAGGCATGATACCAATAGAAAACATAGGTAAAAAAGTAAAACCTAAATACTTTGTAAGGGAAGATTTTACTAAACGACTTGCTAAACAAGCAACAGGTTTAACTATGATGTATGCGGCGTATAAGTGGAGAGAAAAACAAGGTCCAGATGCTAGATGGAACGAGTTTAAAGATGACCAAGGTAATTATGTAAATGCTATGGCTATGTATGGTCCTTTTTCTGTGTTTATGTTAGGTGCAGATATATTATACAGATACAATAGAACAGACATAGGTGGAGAAAGAGACATAAGAGATGTAGCACTTACCGATACGCAATATTGGAGAGATGCACTACAAGCTGCAGCAGGTTCTCAATTTAGAACAGGTGCAGGTTTATATGCTATAGATAAACTAATGGATGATTTTGCAGCAGGTTCTCAATTTAGAACAGGTGCAGGTTTATATGCTATAGATAAACTAATGGATGATTTGACAGGTGCAGGTGACTTTGAGGGTTCTAAAGGAGAAGTTATTGCAGGGGAATTTGTAGGTAATATTGTGAATACTTTTATGATTCCTTTATCTGTTGTTAAAGATTTATATAGTCCATTTGATAAAAGGTCAAGATATGTTCCTGAAACACAAGGAGCAGAAGTAGACTTTTTTGATATTGTAGCTAATCGTGGCTTTAGGTCATTACCTGATATAGGTCCTGATACTGCGTTAGGAAGATTAATTGGAGCAGAAGAGTATGATGCACCTAAATCTGACCCATTTGTATCAGGCTCTCCTGAAGCAGTAGACCCAATAGAAAAACAAACATTTGGTTTTACAAAAAGACAGCCTAAAAATTTATTGCAAAAAGAAATGTCAAAAGTTAATCTTCAAAGATATGATGTTTATAAACGAGACTCTAATCCATTAATTGATTTATATACTCGTAATATACTAAGTGAAATAGGAAGTGAAAATAATTTAAATGAACAAATGAAAATTTTGTTAGAAACATATGAATATTCTAGTAAACCTAATCAACAAGAAAAAAGAATGTTTATTATAAATAAATCTCGTGAAATAATAGAAAGAGCTAAAAAACAAGCCAAAGAAGACCTTATTGAATTTGCTAAAGAAAATAAATTACCATACTCTGAAGTAAATGTATCACAATGGAAAAGAACATCAGGTAATGATAAAAAGAAAATTGATTTGGCATACAAAACTATGATAAAACGAGGTATATTATACTTTGTTGATGATGGAGACAAAGAGCCAAAGGATATTTTTTCTGATAAAAACAGAACTATAATTAGGCAAAATGGTGAAGTAATGAATGTATTACAATGGGGTTTAAGTAGAGCTCAAGTGTCACCCAAAGAGGATTAATTGGATAAAAAAATAATACAAAATAACTTTGAACAAATAGGTGATTTACAAAAGAATCTAGGTTTACTAGATAATATAGATAATAAATCTTTAGGTGAATTAGCTACTATATTTCCACGTTCAAAATTTACAGGTTTGGAAGATTCTTCTTACTATTCTATGCTAGAATCTTTAAAAGATAACGTAGTACCTTCTGAAACAATTAGTGAGTTAGCACCAGATATGGGCAGTCAACAAATTAGTCAGTATGGTGAGCAAATGTTTAATTTATTTAAAGACTCAGGAAAAGAATTTAAGTTAAAGGATGAGATATATAGTGATATGCCTAATAATAACATTATAAATATGGACTCTCCTGACTCTTTAACTTTCTTAGATAGATTAGATAAACAAGATAGAGAAGAGTCCTTATATGGCAGACTTATAGATGAAGATGAAGAAGAGGTCTAACGTGTATCACCTGAACCTGCAAGTGTACCACGTTCCTTCCTGCCATGTAACTTCTCTAGGTTATTCTGCATAATAGTATTTAAACTAACACCTAACTCACTAGCTAATACAGCACAGTACCAAAGCACATCGCCTATCTCGTAGGCTATAGCTACTTTGTCACCTTTGCCATCACGTATTAACTTCTTCACCTTCCCTGCCACTTCCCCTGCTTCACTTGTCATACCTAATGCTAAGTACTCTAGTGCTTTGTCTTTAGGGAATATGGCAGTCTGCCCTGCTCGTGCTTCATAAAAGTCAGCAGTCATTACTTCTGCTATAACTAAATTATCCTGCATGAACTTTTTCGCTTCTTCTTCTAGCTTCATCTTTCTTTACTCTTTCTAACCTTTGATAAAATGAGGTATTGAAACCTCTAAGCCACTCACGTGACTGCATAGTATTGCTATGATAAGGATTAATAATCTTACCTCTCTTAAAATCTGACATACCTTTAGTAAATTGTATCTTTAAAGGTGCATCATATTTACTTAGATTTGGATTCCTTTTTCGCTTCTTCTGCTGTTGCATCTACTTCTTTCCTTTCAAAGTATTTCATTATAATATTAAGTTTATCATCATTCATAGCTATCTTATCTAGCTCTGCATCTATAGATTGCTGTATGTCTTGATGCTCACCTATACCTACCGACCTAGTTAATAGTATCTCTACGTTTGCTATGTGTTTGTTTATTAAGCCTACATAATAAGACTTAGATGCATTTAATAACATTTCTCTCATTTACTTCTCCGTTTTGGTTTTAAATGTAATAACTCTCGTATGTGTAACTTTCTTCCTCTAAAGAACACTATAAGATTTATTGTCGTATTGATGGTAATGGCGATAAGTAACCACCATTGCCACCATAATATTTCATTGCCCTCTATCATTAACTCGCTTCTATGTCAACCATCTCACAGGCATCTGCTGTACAGGCTAACTCTCTTCCACCTGATGTAGTATCTTCTTTTTCATAGTCTGCTAACTTAGACCAATCAATAGACTCAGGCATCTTTCTGTATGCCTGTTCATACTCTTCACCTGTTATGTCTTGATAAGGTGCTTGTGCATAAGTATGGTCACTAAATGGTAGGAAAGATATACCTGACACCTCATCAAAGTTTTCATATACCCATGCTCCTACTTGCATCCACTCATCTTCCTTGACAGATATAGTAACAGATGGCTTATGCTCACACCAATACCTCTGATATAATAACCAAAACTCTAACTGTTGAATGGCAGTCATCTTTGTTCTAGTTGTAGCACCTGATGGTGATTTCATAGGAAAACTAAAAACTGTTGTACTGTCAGGCTTCATGGCACATGGCTCAGAAGGTATTCCATTATCTTTCATAAACTGTGTCAATGGGTCTTTGTTATCGCCACGTACAGTTCTTATGTAATAGTCGCTATGTCTAGCATGAATACCTGATGCACTGTCAACTAATTGACTAACTGTACCACTAGGTTTGATGCAAGTTATAGCAGTTGACTGTGGTATGCCTAAATCTTTGGCAATCTTCTTGTTAGTTTCTACTGCTACTGCTCTTAATTCCTCAAGAGTATCACTTAACTCATAGTAATCGTGATTTAATACAGGACAATCAAGTATACCTGTTAGGGAAACTCCTAATAGTCTTTCTTCTTCTGTATTATCTTTCCATATCTTACGTAAATATTTGAAGTTAGTAAGCGTAGATTGTAGCGTACCAAGTATAGTAGCCATACGTACCTTTTCCTTCAAGGATTCTACATCATCTGTAACTCTGCATACTACCTCTGTAAGATTACAGAACTGATATGGTCTAAGTATAATCTCTGAACATGGATTACATCCAAAATAATAATCAGCATTACGTCTACCATTTTCAAGTGCTTTCACTTTGGCTGCCTGTCTGTTAAAGATACCACGTTCCCCTGATTTAGATTCATATAATGATGTCCATTCTCGCATGAATGTACCCATCTCAGGCTTACCTTTAAATGCTACAGAGTTATTAGCTAATGCTCTCTGTCCTTCATTCTCCCACCATTGACCTGACTTTGCGTGTCTCATTTGGTCATCACCTAAGTTGGATAGTGATATAAGTGCAGACCTACGTACTCCACCTACAACTACAACTTCACCAATCTTACACATGATATCATGGCACTCAATAGGAAATAGTCTTCTGCCTTTAGCACCCTTAAACTTCTGTATGCAGAACTGAAACAATTCAACTAATGGTGCAGGTCCTGATGCTCTACCACCAAATGTTTTTAGTCTAGCACCTGCTGGTCTGACCTGTGATACATCCCAAGTAGGCACTTGCCCTACATATAGCATAGCAATAAGTTCTCTCAATGCTTTTGCCCATCCGGGTCTGCTGTCACCAACAGTTATGATAGTAGTGCTGTCCTCAAAGTGTTCATTGACTATGGGTAGCTTGTCTACGTTCTCACGTTCAACAGAGAAACCTACACCTGTACCACACATAAGTATGTACATACACTCGTCAAATGAACGAGGACTATCTACAGGTATATAACTACAGTTGTAACCACCTACATGGCATCTATCTAAAGCAGGTCCTGATGTCATTAATGCTCTCATACTAGGCATGACACCTAAGTTCATTATCTGTGTAGATAGTTTTTCTTTCAATGCTTTTGTTAAGTTATAATTGTGATTAGTTTTAAGATGCTCAGTCATATAACTAAAGTATCTATCTACTGTCTCTCCCCAATTCTCTCTTCTTTGGTCATCTTCTTTCCATCTTGCATAGCGAGAGAGTGCTATAAAGTTTTGGTAATCTGTTGGTAGGTAGTTACTTATCATCTTTTACTCCGTTAGTATTTTAATATGGGATATCTTTACACCCTCTAAATCGTGAAATAACTCACGCATATAATCTTCAAAGTCTTCTGTCACATCGCCATCTGAAGGTATTGGATACTCTTCAGGGTCAACTGAAAGAGTCACCATAATCTTAACTCGCATCACTTACCTCTATAAGTTTATTCAAGTACCACTGTGCTTTCTTTAAATCTTCTAAACCATTCTTGTACTTGTATCTCCATAAGTATTTAGCAATGTTGCCTTGTAAATAAGACTCAAAGCCATCTCCCAACATAGCTTCTAAAGCATCAATGCACTCAATACCTGATTCATTATAGTGTTTAGGATGATTTACCATCTCTTCCATCTCTGCTTTTTCTGCCATCATTTTCATGTACTCCATATGTCTTAACATTTTTTATTATCGTTATCTGAATCAAAAGATAGTATCACAACATTGTCTTGTTTGTCAACTACTTTTAGCTTTGGCTCAGGCTTTTCTTCGTTGTGTTCTGCTTCTTTCATAAGCCTTTGTCTTAAATCTTCATCTTTTTCCATTAGTGGTACAGTTGCACACATAGTTCTACAAAAATCCATAACACCATAATAATCCCCATCGTCTAATGGATTGTCAGGAGATGTCATTATTGATATGTTAACTCCACCTGTCCATCTAAAATGCTTATCCATTTCAGGTCTAACATCTATAATAAAATCCTCACTTAATATTTTGCTTTCTACAGTCATTTAACTCTCCTTATCTTAGACCCTGCAAATTTTATAAACTTAGGATGTCTATTTTTGCCTTTTTCTTTAAGCCAATCTTCAGGAATTATCCTGTCATAGTACCTAAATCCATACTTATCACACCATTGTCCATAAGAAGATTTAGCACCCTTCCTTAGTTTATTTCTACTATTAGTAAAAACAAATCTAATGTCTAGTTTAGGATGCTGTCTCTTTATAGCTAAATGTTTTCTTCTATCTATAGCAAGGAATCTTCCTTTCGTTTCAATTATAATACCATTGTTTAATATAAAGTCAGGGGTATAGGTGCGATAAGACAAATCTTCCCACTCTATTTTAATTGATTCATAATCGTATTTATGTTTCAATTCTGTAAGATATATGGAGAGAGTATGTTCTAAACCACTCCTATACCCATGCTTTATAGCTTCTCTTCTTATCTTATGGGGAGACAACTAAGCACCCTTAAGACTTACGTACTGAACCATCTTAGGTTCTTTAGCTTGAGACATCTGTGCAGGTAATTCTTTTAAGGTTTCCCAACAAGCCTGTCTGTAAGAACAGAAGGTACAGTTTTTATTCAATACCATATTACCTGTCTCTTTACCTCTAAATGTCTCAGGCTCAGGCTCAAAACATCTAACCAATTCTTTTGATTCAGTTGCCTTAACATTCTTTTTTATCTTAGCAAGTTCCTTATCCATATCAATATGAGCACGAACATACTTGAACAGACCATTGGCTTTATTAAGTACCCACCAACCACCTGCCTTTTTACCTAGTGCTTTAGCATATCCTGCTAGTTGTCCAACATAGCCAAAACTATCTCCTGAATGTAAAGATTCATAAGAATCAAACTTATACTTGTATGACCAATCAGATGCAGATTTAATATCATCTACTTCATCATTCATAACCAAATCATAAGAGCCTGATATCTTAGTTTCTTTATCAAGGTCAAGTGTTACAGTGTCACTGTTTTCAAACTTAACATTAGCTTCTCTTAACACTGCTTTAAATACTGCTTCTACTATGTCTCCAATCATCATGTTCATAACAAAAGTAGTGGGTTTAGGTAACGCAGTCTCAGGTTTGTTTTTCTCAAACCAAAGCTGACAAGATGGTCTGCCTATATTAGACATACGCAACCTAAACTTTTCATCCCTCTTAGTATTGAACTGACGATTCAATGCATCTTTAATATCTGTAGCTACTTGCTCTATATTCTCTTGGCTCATAGCAGACTTGCCACTTGTAGCATTTTCAAGATACTGATGAATCATCATTTCAGCAGGATGGTTCACTATGCCACCTCTTCTTCAACATCAACGTCAATAAAATCATCAACGATGTCTTTATCTTCTTGACTAACAGGAGCTTTAGCTTTCATTTCCCATTCATTAAATATATAACTATTGTAGTTATCTATCCATGCCATAAAGTTAATGAAAGTATTTTGGTCTTCATCTGTTACTTGAACAGTCTTCTGTAAGTCTAAAGAATAGTTAGGTAAATAAAACTTAGCACCACTAGGCAATGCTCTCTCTTCACTAGTTAACTGAATATAATGCTGAACAGGGAGTCTCTTAGTTTGGTTAAACTTATTAAAAGGTTCTCCTAGTGTCTTAAAAGCATCACGATTATCAATCTCCCATATGAATGGTGTTCTATCGTCTAGTGTTACTTTTTTACCCTTCTCATCTGTAGCATTAGGCATATCAATAAGACCAAAGATTACTCTGACCCTTTTAATCTGCTTGATAACTTCCTGTGTAGCTACAGGCAATGCCTTAAAGTCTTTAATATATCCTGATGGCTTACCACAGTTGAAGCTACCCTGATTATCCTTTAAGTCATTATTTAAGTTGTCTGCCATAAGTGTCTTGTGATAAACACCCATAGGTTCACCCTTCTTGGCAGACATATTTTTAACAAACCTTTTATACATAAACCTCTGTACAAAGGGTCTGATTTCAGCAGTTGGAGAATACACAACAGGCATATCAGGTCGTTCTAGTTTAAATGAACCACCCTTAACGACTACTGCTTCTACACTTTCATCTCCAACCTTCTTCATGCCCATAATATTATTATGATGCAATCTCATTCTTGGTAGAGGATTAGCCTTGCTCGTATCAGATGAGCCTGTTTCCCCTGCGATACCCATAGCTTTTGCCATCTCTGCATAATTATTGGTATCTATTGTAGTTATTTCATTAACCATATCTTTCCTTTCTATTAAAGTTTGTAAGTTATATCACATAACGTCTTTCGTGTCAAGCCAATTATTACCTATTTTTGCTTCTAATAATAATGGTACATTGAACTCTAATGCAAATGCACTATTTATTAAACTAATCATTTTACTATTAACTATTTTAATAACGTGTATTACTTTTTGTATCTCATTAGGATGTATGTCTATGACTATAGAATCATGCACACTGTTGACAATACAAGATTTTAGATTGACTAATTCATTCTCTATGTTTACTAGGATAAGAGGAACTATATCAGCAGTAGCAAATGATTGTACAGGATAATTCTTTATCTGTGTAAAATGAGACACCTTACCATAGGAGTTTCTTCTAACATCAGGGAATGAGAACTGTCTACCTGATGGTGTAGTTATCTTACTAGTGCCTATAGCTTCTTTAGCCAATTTGGAGTGCCATAATGCGATTCCTTCGTACTTTTCTGTGAAGTGTTTATAATATGTAGCCTGAGCAGGTGTCCTTCCAAACCCTGTTGCTCCATAGAGGGGTGCAAAGGTATGAGCCTTCGCTTCTTGGCGAGATGTCTTCTCACCTGCATCACTAATAACACTAGCAGTATAGCTATGCACATCAAACCCATCTTCAATCTCCTTCATTGCAGTTTTATCTTGTGACAAGTAAGCTGATACTCTGAACTCTAACTGTGCAAAGTCAGCTTCAAGTATCTGTCCACCTTCCCAACGAGAGACAAACACCTTTTTAACAGGAAAAGTACCACCTCTAGGCATATTCTGCATATTAGGGTCAGCACCACTGAATCTACCTGTTGCAGTTCTATGTTGTAATAGTCTTACATGAAGTTTACCATCAGGTTTAGTGTGTGTAGTGATACCTTCAACAAAAGATGATAAGTAAGTATCCAAAGCTGATAGTCTTTGTAAGTCAGATAAGAAACTAACTGCTTCTTGTAAATTATTCTTCCTAGCAATGCCCTGTAGTGTAGCTAGATTAGTCTTATTAACTGTAAATCCATTAGCACTAACCCACTTAGCAGTAGGAGCAGTAAACTTTAGTCCTGCTACCACTTTCGTAGGTACAAATAGGTAGCCAACAGAATCACAATAATCACATTTGTTGGGTTTAGCATAAGGTACTCCATTTTTCCTAACCTTTCTTACATAACCTGTGCCTAAACAACCTGCACACTTCTGTGCTTCTGTCTTGTACACAATATCTGATTTATCTTTAACATTCTTTTTGTATTCAGTCACATCCATGTATGGTGAGAATGTATTTGCCCATTCAAGTTTATCTTTAGGCTTTCTACTATATATAACCCAAGACATCTGTTCAGGACTATTGAGATTAATACGTGTGTCTCCCATTAGTTGTCTTACTTGTGTGGTTAATCGCTTCTCTGTATCTATCTTTTCTTTTTCAAACTCACTTCTAACCTCATTTAATTTATTAACATCAACAGTAAAACCATTCTGATATATTCTTGCTAATGTAACAGATACACGATTAGTTAGAACAACTGTATTCATTAATCCTGCATACTCTTCTGTGTTTAACTTCCTGTATAACACATCTGATAATTCTTGTGTTGCTTTTAAGTCAGCAGATAAGTAGTCAGATAACTCTTGCTTGGGTATTTCATCTATAGGTGTTTTATTCTTAAAGTATTCTTTCATAGTGTCTTGTTTCTTTGTGGCTAACTCATATCTATTAGCACAGGCTTCAAGTGATAAGGGTTGCTTGTTACCTCTTTGTAAAACATACTCTGCTAACATAGTATCAAACACTGCACCATCATACTTTAATCCACACTCCCATAGCCACAGTAAATCATGTACTATGTTATGTCCTATAAGTATAGTTGCTTCATCCAATAACTCTTGCACTCCATCAAAGTTATCTCTGAATAAATATTCCTTGCCACTATCAGTTAGACAACCAACCATTACCAATCTATTGTTAGATTCAAATGGGTCAAGATGTAGCTTACCATCTCTATGTGTAACTGTATTCTCTACATCAAGTGTTAGCTTCATTAGGAAAATCCTTTAATATATAATTATTAACAAAGTCTGATAAATCTTTTTTATGTTTGTACCACTTATTCTTATACACAGTTCTCCAATTATTGTCAATAAGGCTTACTATATATTTTCTATTTATTTCAACTAAACCAAAATTAAGATGTCCATGTGGTTTAATATATAAATCAAAAGATATTAATTCTTTTAGTTTTTTTAATCTCTTTACTTTTTTCCAATTAGTATTGGAATAATAATCTTTATGATATTTATTTTTATCAACTCTATTTGCTTCTTTCTGATAATCTATTATATCTTCTTCTATTTCAGGTAGCATCTCTTTAGTAAAAGGAAGTCCTTCTCTGACTACAGACCTATATGGACATCCTAAGTCAATCATCTCATTTGCCCAACGTGTTAATCTTTCTTTTTGAGTTTTTAATTTTTCTTCTTGAGTTAAATTAGTCATTTAATTTCTCCTTATGTTTCTGTAAGTATATAACAGCATTTTTAAGTTTTGTCAAGCTATCTGAAAAACCACCTAACCCTGTATTACAATGATGACATATCCATCCTCTAAAAGTATTAGTGTCATGGCAATGGTCTAGTACCCAACTTTTCATTCTTAGTTGTCCATACTTAGACATTTCCTCAATACTTCTTTCACAGATAGGACATACGTAATCATCAGAAGGTGGTGCATTTTCTCTTCTTAACTTCTTTACTACACTCTTGTGTCCATTCTTACAAGACTTGCAAGTTCTCTTTATCTCTCCTGATTGCATTACACTAAATTGTTCTACAGGTTGTTCAATATCACATTTTATGCAAGTTATATAATTAGAACTATCTTCTTCTTGTTTAATTATATTACCAAATAAATCAGTGTCCATTACTGATACCTAGCAGTTACATAATCCAATTCACAATGTTCAACACCATGCCATCCTGATAACTTATTCTTGACTATATTTAAATGTCTAGCAGGACTTTCTTCCTCTCCACCATCAGGATTTTTAACTGTATCTTTAGCTATAAGAATCATCAAATCTGCTTCGGCTGCCTTACCTGTACGACTACCTTCCATCATAGCTTGATTAAGATATATCTTACCCTCTGCTTCAGCAGATAACTGCGACATATAAAAGATAGCACACTCGTGTTGTTTAGCTATCTGTCTAGCATGAATAGCATTAGCTTTTAGTGCTTCATCTGTCCTTGCAAAGCCACCTGTCCTAGCAAACTTATCTCCCATGTCTAATACAACTATGTCAGGCTTGTATGCCTTACAGATACTTTCAACCCATGCCATGTCACGATTGGATGCATCTTTAATGTGTATGTTCTTCTTAACAGGCTCATACAATTCACGTGCTTTACTTGGGTCTTTCTTTATCTGATGCATTGTCATACCTGTAGCTGATGTTAGATACCTAGCACCAACTCTGTGAGCAGATTCCTCGTTACATAGTATAATACACTTAGCACCTTGATGAGCAAAGCCACTAGGACTAGCAATCAATGATGCATGAAAAGATGTCTTACCTGTATTAGGTCTAGCACCTACCTCAATCAGGTGTCCTGAATTTACACCCTCTACCTTTCTAGTTAGACAAGGTATATTGAATGTCCATCTAGCTTCTAGGTCATTCCTCTCTAGTAATGTCTCAATGCTTATGTCATCCCACTCCACTTTTAAATTGGGAGTAAAATCATCAGCATATAACTCAAGAACATTTCTAAGAGGTTCAAGTGTGGATTTAGTACCATTAACATAGTCAAACCCAAGATTAGCAATGTCTTCGCCAACAACCTGTTGAAACAGTTTAGATAATACTTCCTGTGCGATATCACTACCAAGTGGCAACTCCTTCTTTACTTGTTTAAACAAACTAGAGTATGCTTGTTTCTGTGCAGTAGTCATTGATGGATTGTTAGCCATGAACAAGGCTTCTATCTCATCAGGTGTTACTGACCTTTCATATCTATCCATAGCAGTATCTATGGCAGTCTTAATCTTTCTTACGTCTTTACTGAATAGTCTATCAGGACACTTAGCACCTCTATGCTCATTGTAGAACTCCTTGTCCATCAAACTTCTTATTAATGATAATTCCATGTTGGTTACTCCTTTGGGGTTATTTCATTTAGTTTATCAAAATCTTCTGCTCTCCTGTATTTTAAATCGTCTGTTACTCTTAGCACTTTTACATCATTCACATAACCTCTCAGTTCTTTTGCAAATGCTAGTGTTTTGGGTACTGCATCAGGGTCTAGTGCTATTATAGCAGTTGAGAATTGTGAAAGGTATCTCTTATGTGATTCAGCTAATGATGTACCCAACACTGCTACCCCTGCATATACTTCACTGCCTACTGCGATAGCACTAACACAATCCTCAACAACTACTGCCACCCTACCACAACCATGAACAAAAGGCAAGTTATTTTTTCCATACCTTTTCCATTTGGGTAGTTTTTTACCTAGTGACCTGCCTGTTGCATCAACCATTTTACCATCATGCATAATAGGAAACACTATCCTATCTTCCTTTACATCATAGAATACTTCTATATTAGTTATATCAATATTCCATTGTCTACACCATGATAAAACATTTGGTCTGTTATTGTGTTGTACAACATAATCAGGTAACATAAAATCATTTATGTCATCATCTACTACACTAGGGTCAATGGCATCTCTTATATCATCCACAGATAAGTGGACACGTGCTGAACCTGATATACTACAAGATATTTTATAACAGTTCCATAGTAACTGACCCATATTATTTGTAGCAGTAAAAGTTTTATATCCATTACAGTTAGGACAGTTAAACCTTTTACTCTCGCCTACACTTAATTGTAAATCACTTACATAGTTATATATATTCATTTATAATATACCACTTATATGTTATATAGTTCTTTGTTCGGCACGTTATCTGTGCTTATATCATACTTTTTTCGTATTGTCAATGCATTTTTTGCAGAGTCCAAAGTATTTTTCATATAAGGTTTCACAGATTGTGGATTAGCATGACCTGTGACAGACATTATCTGACCCATACTTACTCCTGCTTCCACCATTTCTGTTGTACCTGTCCGTCTTAAATCAGCTATTCTTAGCTCATCAGGCAGTCCACAGAGCTTCATTGCCCTTCTAGCCACTATGGATAGCCTAGTCAATGTATAAGGCTTGTATGAGCCTCTCATAGCCTTTGGATAAGGTGCAACATATTTCTGAAAATCATATTCATCTTTCTGTTGTATAAGCATTTCAAGTAAATCATCACTTATAGGCAGATGAACTGTTGCACCTCTCTTGGATTGCTCTAAGTTGAGTACTCCTTTGTCATAATCTATGCTATCAAACTGTAGTAATCTCATATCTCCTACCCTTTGACACCATTCATATGCCATTTGTACAATTAAACCAAGACTACGATATTTAAAATCTGCATAACAGAAATCTAATAACTGCATAATCTGTTCTTTTGTCCATGTAACTTTTCTAGGCTTAGTAACTTTACACTTGAATGTAGAGAATGGATTAACTTCTGCATAACCCATCTCCATTCCAAATGAATAAACTTTCCTAGATGTAGCACATATATGATTTGCCATATAAATGCCACGATTTAGCCACACTTCATATGACTGTCTTGCAACTGCTCCTGTCAATTTATTAACTTTAGTTGTACAAATAAACTTATCATCTATTTT